CCTTCACTTACAGTGAATAGACTACCGGTGCCAATAGCAGGGGTATCAATAGGCTTACTGATAGGAGTGACGCCTACCTTAGCAGTATATTTCTCGGGGGTATCAGATTCGAGTGTCTCTTGCTCAAGGAAGGTTGTGTATTCGGACGTAGACCCAGAGTCCTCATATACAACATAGAATGTTACATCATCGTCATCAGTCTCTTCAGTAGCATACTGTACTTTGGCTCTTACACCAGATGTAACACCTATCAGGTTATATCCTACAAACTCCTCAGCCTTCGCACCATTTGTAATTGTCGAACATCTAACATAAGGAATATTTCCGCTCAACGAAAACTCACCGGGGACAATATTGTCCCCTTCATTCATCAACCTAGAAGCAAACTTCTCAATCTGGTCTTGAAGGATGCTCTGAGATTGTGTCAGCTCTCTCGCTTGTACTGGAAAGCCAGGCTTGAACAGTACTCTATAAAAATTATTCTTTGGGTCAAAGTCGTCAAAATATGGGGCGACATTTGTATTAGTCTGAAGAGACATCTTATACTGATACCTATTTTTGTTATTTAGAACGCTATCAGGAGGCTCACTCTTTCAGTTTGATTGGGTGCTCTGTATACGGGAGGTAGGTTTGATAGGTATGTCATCAGTCCGCTGTAAGGAATGATTTCGGGGTCAGCATATCCGTTATAAAAGCGTGTGCTTGTGGTTACCGCACTATAGTCAGTGCTTGGCTCAACAATTTTATCAGTCGATTCCGACATAATTTGGTTACCACCACTAAACCTCCACATGACACCATTCTCATCTGCGTCAGTTTGTGGATATTGAATATAACGAATTACAGATTGTTCTCTATCCCAACCAATCACTGTCGCTCTAGCAGTATGCTCATTGAACTTCTCATCATAAACAATCTGCTGAATCTTATCACCAATATCAAAGTCCTCTGGGCCGCTGATAGACTCTACCTTAATAGCAAAGTGTGCTGACAGAGTATCAACACCCTCTGGAAGGTAAGGGACAATCTTTGGATCCTGAATAATACCGATACGGCGGAACTGAAGACCAGACACAAAATCAAGTGTATCATAGCGCAAGTCAGAGAATACACCAACACGGTATGAACCTAGTTGTCTTGGTAAATCGGAGCCCCAACCACCAGGAGGAGAGATAATTACCTCACTTACGAAACGACCATCACCCTTGGGGTTGAGTCCATTCACGCCCTTGTCTAGATCGGGTAGTGACCTATAAACTCTGCCGTTCTTGAAGTCGATCTCAGCGTAGGTGTAACCATATCCAGCTCTTACTACCTTTACCTCAGATACAATATTACCACGGATGATTACCTTGGCTACGGCACCTCTACCGTCACCGACGATATTACAATAATACTCATAGATCTCTGTCAGCAGACCAGTGGGGTTGTTGGTAAAGTCATTACCTGGGGACAGAATTCTTACTGTAAATACACCACCGTCAGGTGTCCTTGTGTGGTTCTGATACAGTACAGGAATGTAGTTCTCTGTGCCGTGAGCAATCATATCATAAGGACGAAGCTGATAAAGCTTTAGCCACTGATAGCCATCAGATGTATAGAAAGGAACGTTACCTGTATTCTGTGGCTCTACTAGTGACTGGGTGTTGTTGTTATTGTCAAGACAAACATACACATAGTTATTACTACTCAGTGTGTAATAAACACTGTCAATCAGGTTGGAGGCGTTAGAGTGTGAGGTGTTGGTCTCTGAATAGTTGTGACGATACATATCGAACACGGTTCCCGAGATCCACTTGACCTTTGGGATCATATGATACGCATCCAAGTCTGTGATTCTCTTGAGAGAAATCATCTCATTATAGGTATCATTAAACTCTCTGTAGTTATTGACAGGAACGGGTGGCTCGTTCTCATTCTCCCAGGGTGTAGGCTTGGAGACAAACATATATGAACGTGCTTTACCGTCATCATCGTTGAGAGTTTCAATGAAGTTATAAGCGTTTTTAATTCTTAAGTCGTTTGCGTTGACGGTAGCCATATTCGCACTTTTTATCTATTTAGATTGGGTAACCGAACGTCTGTGACGTTGAGTTGGGTTGAGGTTTCGTCGTAAATTACCACATCGGGGAAGAGCTCAAAACCTGCTGGGTGAATGATACTCTTGACGAATGTGTCATATTCAATGGACTGTAATGGTGAAGCAATAGAATAGGAGAACCACTGATACTTTCTGGAATCCTGGATTACAGGATATGACTCACTGACCTTGGACGTATCATCAAGGAAATCACCAAGTGGCGATGAGATTCCTTTAACCATTACTCTGTAATCACCCTGACCCTCAATCATCACAGTAGCTGACGCACCGTTACTAAAGTAGATCTTCTCTCCGTGGCGGATTTGTCCAGAGATATAGTCAAAGGTGACCATCTGTAGATCTTCATCATATTCAACAATAGTTCCCCAGCACCATTGCAGTGACTCAATACCCTGATAGAAAGTTGATGTGGTCACAATATCACCTTCGATATCAATCAATACCGCTCTGGTAGTAACCCAAATTTCTGGGTTGAGGCTTCTGTCGACTGAGATTTGTCTGCCTGGATTCAGAACCTTGAACGACGTGATCTTACCAATATCCTCTGTTTGTGGAATGAACTTACCGTCAGCTTCTACAAGTGTGACCATAGGCTCTACGTAATCGTGACCAGGATCGGTGACAATGATTTTAGTGACTTGGCCGTTCTCCACGATAGCCTCAGCCTCCGCACCGTGACCAGCGCCAGTGATATCGTCAAAGATAACGACTGGGTTATTATACCTAGAGCCACCGTAGATGACATCAACAGATCCAATCTGTGTTCCGTTTCTATCTACAAAAGTTTCCGCCCTATCAATAGCTCTCTTGTATATACCACGGATGGGAGGAAGCTTGGCATATCCAATACCAGTTCCTGTTACAGCCACATATGCAATGCTATTAGTAGGAGCATCAGAAGTAGTGCTATAAATGATGTCATTGTCTTCGGATAGAGTTTCAGATGTGTAGATTGTGAATTCAGTATTAGAAAGCTCATCGTCACCCCATACAATGTAAGGAGGTCTCTGATACTGAACACCACCGTTTCTGATCTCAACATCAACTACATTGCCACCCTCTGCCAAACTATTGACTCTTACATAAGCATATCCACCTACTCCACCATTACCATAGAATGAGATATAGAAGTTACCTTTGTAGTACGCACCAGGGTTTGTAATGACAACATCGGTCACTACACCAGCATTAACGACAGTATATCCTTCAGCTGGCTCTACAACACCAGCATCAACAATAGTGTGAGTATTATTGACTTCGTCGTGGATTGAGTTCTCAATCTTTACAGTATCACCTTTTCTCAACAGGTGTGGTTCTGCTGTTGTGACTGTGTAAAGCGAACGTGTTCTATTATATACTGGTGTCCTATCAGGCAGAGCAATGGGATTCTCACCTCTTTGTAGCTTGGCACAGCAAGGTTTGCCAGGCTCAATAATCTCATCCAACTGTGCCAGTTCTGCGGCACCACCACCAGGCTCACTACCAGGCGCACCAGAAATCAGAAGCATCTCATCCTTAATATGGAAGTGAGTCAGTTGCTCAAACCACCATCCTCTACCCTTAGACATATCAACAGCACCATCCTCTCCTGGAGGAGGTTCTGGTAAGGGCAGGATTGGTGGTGGTTTAGTATTACCACCACCATCTGTTACCAGGTCATCTAGTGAAGTGGAGTGAGACAACATACCCAATGGGTTAGTGACGACCCATTGTGACACACCAAACTCATCTGTATATCTTACATACATCTTGGCAGTCATAGAAGACCACCACAACGTGCCCTCTACAATAGGTGTTCCGTCCAAATGAACGTGAGGTGCTTTCTGTGAGATAATGACGTACTGCTGCGATTCGAATCGCATTCTATCAATCTCTCTTACCCCATCCCACTGGTGTCTGTGGTTAGACCAGGGACGTGATACTCTACCGTTGGGGTCGGCAGCTACCCACTCATTCTCAAACCACATCGACATAACGCCGTTGTGTGGTGACCACCACATATCACCAAGTTGTAGTGGTGTATTGTCCATTCTCTCCGATGGAGCATAGTGAGAGATAGTGACGATACCATCCTCTTGCTTAATATTGAGGTTTGGAGCAGTTGGCGTCTCTTGGTTGCCAATAGGAACATTTAGTGCCCCACTCATAGGTCTGGTGCCTAGTGGTTGGGTACAGACCCACTGCCTGCTGTCGTTGTCATCATAATATACATACAATCTACCTGTTACTGGTGAGAACCACAGGTCACCACCTTTCAGATTTTCAACAGGCTCATAGTTACCAATGTAAGTATAGTTACCTACTATCTCCTTTTGTGATGGTTGTATTCTTTCTACTGTGCCATCTTCAAGTTTAACAGACAACTCATTGGCTGTTTCAAGGGGTATTGGATTATAGCCTTCTGTGATAAGATTGAGCTCTTCAATATCATATTGACCTAGTTCCAATTCATCAAGAGTAGGAATAGTAACTAGGGCGCCTCTATTGTCATAGAAGACGTCACCATAGTCCATCAATTGTTTTGTATAGACTCTGACGACTAGTAGCTTGTTAATATAGTCGTATGACACAACAAAGCCCTTTGCTCCACTAGGACCGAACTGGACTACTGTACCCTCTACGAAGGTGAAGGTATCTTCGTTACTTTGTAGGTTAAGCTGAATAAGGTGTGTCAGTGTGATAGTGGTAATATCTGAACCAACAGCGCTTGTCACTTCCTCACCCCAGACGTGTGAGACCTTAGCCTCTGCTCCGCCACCCATAGTGTCGGTATTGTCGAAATAACAGAAGTCACCAACTTTAGACGTTTCTGGCGCCCCGTCCTGAACATATACCTCTGAAATAGATCCTTGAGTAGTATTACTTACTTCAAGCTCTAACTCCTCTTTGGTTGATGCCAAATATGGATGTCTGTATCTCAAAGCTACGTTATAGTCAAATGTGAGAGGTGTATCGTCATAAGTCTGTCTAGGATCATAATCACCAAAGCTAACAAACGTAGGCTTCTCGTATCCATAATATGTCAAGTTCTGTGATACAGGAAGGTCACAGAAAGTCTTACCAATGATGTATGGGAAAGCTGGCTCACCTGTGCCATCAAGAGTTACAAAGTAGCATCTGACGCCGTCTGGGTACAATTCAGCTGGAAACTCAGGAGTGTTCGTAATAGCAGAGTTGCATTTGTCAAGAACGAAGTTTCTATCTGGTCTTCTTAATACTGCAATGTTATAGAGATCTTGCGTCATCAAACGCTTGTATTCCTCTACTGGTTTCTGAGCATCGAGCAAAAGCTTGAATCTAACAGCATCTGGGTCCCACTCGTAATCTTCTACAAAAGTCCCCAGTGGATATTGAACTTCATCGGGTGGGAGTGCTGCGATTGTATCATCATCACCACCAGAGGCCAGCATTCCCTCTCTTGTCTCTCTAAGGACATATCCACTCCAATATTGTGCTAATCCATCGCTATCGTCTTTTTTATTGGCATATCCGATAGGACCATAGATGGGGTTGCCGTCAAAGGCCCAACCGAGCAGTGGAGAGTGCTGACCACCATTATCGCCGGATTCTTTGGCAAGAACATCGGGATATCGAATATACGCAAAATCTGATCTATCATTAGTTGTTCCCTCAAACAAGAAGCCCCCACCTGAGTCATAATGCCAGAACTTCTCTCTATTCTCGATTTCGTAGTGTCTATCGAACTGGAAGAACTGTATCTCGGCATATACCTCTGCTCCATCGCCAATTGGGCTTACTAGAGCATTTGTCGTGTCTGGTGCGTAGTCAATACCATGATGAACAATATTAACCTTTGTTATGACTCCACCTTCGACTTCAGCAGCAAATACGGCGCCTTTGCCTCTATTTGACTCATCTACAGCTGTAACGATTGGAGCATCGTTATAATACATCCCCCCGTCGATAACATAGACTTCTGTGACTCTACCAAAGGGATCAAACTCAAAAGCGAGCTTTGCCCCTTCACCAGAGCTGATTCTGACTTCTACATCGCTCAGATATGTCTTATTGGAGTTATTAGAGATAGAAATGACACTTCCGTTCTCGATTGTTATAACTTCGTCTGTGGGGATGCCATTAAGTAATAATACTGGGTCGTTATAGTTATTGCCACCATTCTCGACAATATAGTGACATACACTACCCTGTGTCACTCTCTGTGGTGATACGTTACTGTATGCTGCTACACCATCAATAAATGTGCCAATCGCATTAGTTCCCTTACGTTGAATGAACGTGTTTGTGGTAATCTTGTTTCTCCTAGGGATTACGTGGAGAAAGTTGCGACCACGCATCTGTGGGCCAATACTAAACTCTTTACTGAAGGGTCCAATAGAATAATCAGGAAAACCAGCGCTAGCAGCATAGGCATAATCATCATCGAAGAATATAGACGATACCCCACTAGTGTGGTCACCAATATATGCCATCTGTGGCATAATATACTGCTGGGTAGCTAGTACGTCGGTATAGTTCTCGTTAAAGGATTCCATGATAGGATCCCTTGGATCAATCCTACCAGGGAGGCTTGGAACAACTAAATCCTGCTCTGTATGTAAAACACCGGGATCAACAACATCGACTGACTTAACAAGGCCTAGTGGCCACGATCTACTGATGTATTCTACACCTTCTCTATCAGTTGCTGTTGCTTCGAAGTAATATGGACCAAAAACATAATCACCAGCAAAATGTTTGACGGCAACACCAATCTTACCTCTTGTACAGCCAAAGAACTGGTTCATTGACTTATTGGTGTATTCGATCACTTCGTTGTTGATAACGATGTGACCTTTGGGTGGGAAACCAAGAGTTGTCTCTACTGTGACGGTAAATACGTCTCTATCGTTATATGCTGCTCCGATAGGCAGCAAATCTCTTGTAAGTGGAGATCTTGGGTTGGCAATGATGTCTCCATTAACATTATCCTTCTCTACATAGATCTCATACTGGGTTTCATCATTATGTGGGTAAGCAGAGGCGTAATCGCACAGAATCTTACCAAGAATGCCTTCATCGTTGAAGGACTTGTAAACTAGCTCTTGTCCGATCAGTTTATCCGGTGTCGCATAAGGTTTTTCTACTTCATCCAACAAATCACTCAATGTATCGGTAAAAGGCACCACTCTGACCAGCTGGCTTTCATACCACGTCGATTTCGACGGTATGATCATCTGATCGCCAGGATAATAGACTCTGACGTCATTCTCGGAGAACAGAATCTTAAATAGAGCCTTGATACCTAACTTTGTTCCCTTTGATTGGAAAAAGTCACGAATGTTCTCTAATACAGTGCCTCTATTGATTTTTGGTGATACTCTGTCTCTTTCAATACCAACTGTGAATGTTTTGTGAATAGTATCCAACAATGCCAGCTCAAACAAGCCTGAAATGTTATAAACCTTGTCGTTAAAGAAGTGATCGGCTGCTTCTGTGGTATTATAGACAGATTCGTGTAGAAACGTCCCAAGTACTGTAGTGGCGGAAGCACCGCGCTTCAAATCATAGAAAAAGTTACCAATTCTGCGTCTGTAGAGGATAACTTCCTCTCCGATCATCAAAACGCCGTTTTCATCTGGAAAACCACGTCCATCAAACAATACCAACTTATCAGTATCGACAGCAGCGAGGATATCTCGAACTTCTGCTTTGATTTTCTGATTTGAGTTGCTAATAATGGGAATATCAGAAATACCCTCTCTAGAAGGGGTATCCTTGTCCATTAAGTTGCTTGTTCTGTTGCGAGTTGTGTCTAGGTAGTTATACTCAACAACCGGTTTATTATAATGATTGAAATCTCTGTATTTTTGGAGATTTTGTAAGATATCTTGTGAGAATCCGTGTCTTTCCTCGCTCTCTTGGGCAGTTTCAATGAACTCGACGAATCTCTCATACTGCTCGGCAATATAACCAGGCAGGGTGGAGCTTACTAGGTTTGAGGGAGAGACAATATCGGAATAGGTCATTGGTTATTAACTTTGTTCTCAATTACGGCAACAATAGACGAATTGGCAATGTCTAGATTAATAAACAGAGATTGTGTGGCGATGATATCTTGATTTTTGGGAATAGCAGTTACTTTGAGGAACCTGTCACTAGCCTGTACCTCTGTAAACGTGATTGGCTTCTGGTAACCGAGTTTAATCTCCCCTTCGACATAATTAATAGTGCCAAACTCTTTATCGTGAATAATTTTCTCATTAATTGAATTATAATAATAAGTTCTGATATTACCGACGCCGTCATCCTCAAAGTAGAACAGTCTGTCGTCGATAACATCGTCAATACGCAGTTTAAAGCCATTTGTCATAATCACTGGACCATCACAGTCTGGCTTTATCTCGTTTAAGTAGCAAATCTCATAAGAAGCAGGTTGATCGACCAAAAACTCGACATCTTTCCTCATACGGAGAGATGTGTTGTTTCTAGTGATAGACAAATCGGAATCATCGATAGAAGACACGATTTGCGAGTATCTGACAGCACCACCGAACTTGGATACAGAGTTAGACTCCCCATATCCCTTCAGTGTGTCCTTAACTGCTGCAACAATGGCAGCAGAGTCTTTGTTTGTCTGTTTCTCGTCGTAAAATACATTAGAGATGATCTCTACATTAACTACCTCTGGATCCACCAACACAATATCCAGCGAAGCGATACGATATGGATCCAAAGACTTCTTAATGTAGTGTTTGGTCAGTGTAGAGAGCGCGTCACCTGTTGTTGGCTTGACTACAACATATACACGACCATATTCTGGCAGTGGGAGGGTCTCACCACCAAACACGTAGATATCTTGGACAGCAGGGAAGATATCTCTGATGATTGTCTCGTAGTCGTCCTCTGTGACCGCTCTACTTTGTGCTGCGTAGCTCTTGGGAGCGTGGAACTTAACAGATGACACATCCTCCAACTCAGCACCACCTTCAGCTGGCTCAATGGCGGTAATGATCGGTCTTGTTGTTACTACTGTACCGTATGAGTCGATTACTCTTGCTACGAATGTATAGTTGTTCTCTCCTTGAATGCCATTGGCGAGATTTCCGTTTGTAATTAGATACTTACAGAAGATCTTAGCACCATTCTCCAGTTTCTTACCAAACAGTCCATCACCAAATGTCAATTCGTAATATTTGTTCTCTCCCTCCTCAAGCCAATACACTCTGGACTCTTGTGTAAGCTTTACGAGGTTCTTTGCTTCCTTGTAGTTATGATTTACCTCTTTACTTGGGTCTTCTTGAACTTCTACTCGAATTGTTGATGTGTCAATAGCTTCGTTTTGTAACATGAAGCGTTGTGACCAGTCAGACTCATCAACAACGAAGGTATGTGATAGCAAAATGCCTTCGTGGATGCGAACACCGTCGAATCTACAGATACCTGCGTTAGAAACAGAGGAAACCTGCGTATCAATGATATTAAAGATGAAGTTATTCAGTCCATTAGATGATGAGAAGATCATCCCAGGCTGAATTTCGAGATATTGTGGAAAACCGTTTGGATAGTCGTCTTTGTCTAGCTTAAAGTCAAAGCTAGCCATACTTTGTGCTGCTCTTGCGGACGTTGGCACATAACCAAGCATCCTAGCGTTCATTACAACGTTATCACGAAGAGTAGCGCTAGTGAGAAAGCTCTCATTAGCAATCATATTTGTAGAATATGCTGTAAGCTGACTTTGGTATGCCAAAAGGTTTAGAATTACAGACAGGTTGCTCCCATCGAAGTCGAAATCAGTAAACTTCTCTGTCGACTTTAGATAATCAATAAGGTTTTGCTTAATCTCAGCAAAATCTACTTCTGTGAGATCTATTGGCCCGCTCAATTTCTTTACCAGCTACTTTTGGTTATTTATACCCTATCTGGTAGGGCTTAGGATCTGATCAAAGTAGAAAAGTTGGTCGTAGCCAACGATTTTATAGACTACGTTGACCATAAACTCGTTTCTATCCAAATGCGGCTCAACAGTGAGCTCAATAATCTCTACTCTAGGCTCATTAAACTCAATTGTTCTCTCAATTTCGAGTTTAAGGAGACCTGCTGTACCAACATCAATCTGATCGAACAAATATTCACGAGTATTTGACCCAACTTCTGCCGTAAATGGCACTTCTTTAGGGGCAATGAAGATTAAGTTCTTTAATGAGTTGTTTATGGCTCTCTCATTCTTCAAAACAGTCAAATCTTTGTTCAATGGGTTCGGTTCGAACGCCAAAGACACATCAACAAACTGTTTTACCTTTCTTTTTAGCTGTGTCGGCTCCATTCCAATAAAAAAGGAGGGGCAATCCCTCCTATTTATCAGTCAAGATCTACATTCTCAGTCCATTGAGGGTATTTTTCCTTCAGCTTCTGCTTTCTAGCCTGATCCAGGTAGTAATCAGCTCTTGGATCGGTGATAAGGTACTTAGTTCCGTGGTCTTGGAACATGGTTTCCTGAAGAAAGTCAGGATATGGTCCTTGTTGTGCCATGATTTCTCCTTTTTTTGTTATTTAGCTTCTGCCCTGTCCACGAGTTTTCTTTCTTCGTGAGGAATTGGACCTTGCCGAGGTCTTTGTTCGTGGTCCATCCCCCTGATAAGTCTTTTTCTTGTGGGGAATGATCTGAACTTCGCCGCTTTTGCTAAAAATTCTAGCCATTTTTTAAGTTTTCCAGTGTTTTTTCAATGTTTTCGAGTCGAATGAAGACCTCATCGAGGATTTCGACTATATTTTGGTGGTCTTCTCGACCAGGTGCCCGGTACATGAGCTCATAATGCTCATTTTCTTCCAAAGTATTCACTTGGTAGAGGGACTTTTCCTTGCCAAACATAGGGAATCGTGGCAGTTCGAGCTGCTTGAGGACCAAATCGTTGCCACATTGAGTAAAATTGGTCTCTCAATGACAATGAACAGGGGAATTTTTTAATATTATTGAGGTCAAGGATCAAAACTTCGTTCTGAACTTGCTCAATGGTAATACCATAATGGTTTACCAGATCACTTGCCATAGCATTTAGTCTATTGAACACCGTCATTATAACAGAATAAATATCAATATCAAGTATATAGTAGATTATGAGCTCAGGCAAGTGGTGTCCTTTCATTGGAAAAAATTGTAAGGAACACAAATGTGTAATGTATACACAAATTCAAGGCATAGATCCCCAAAGCGGAGCCGCAATTAATGAGTGGGGATGTGCCGTAGCCTGGATGCC